CGGTGATGCTGAGACTGGGGATCGACAACGGGCTCGATGGTGCCCTCGCGGTCGTCGGCCCCGATCGCCGCCTGGTAGCCGCCCACATCATGCCGACCATCCAGGAGACCAAGACGCGCAGGTCAATCGACTGCGCCGCGTTGTGGGACATCCTGGCCGAGATCGCCACCGACCCGGATTGCTTCGCCGTCCAGGAGTTCGCGCAGGCCATGCCACAGCAAGGCGCGTCGTCGGGGTTCACCTACGGCATGAGCGTCGGCGCCGTCCGTGCGTGCCTGTACGCCTCGAGGATACCGTTCGCCGTGGTCACGCCGGGCAAGTGGCAGCGGGGGATCCTGGGCAAGACGACGGCGGGCGACAAGGCGCAGCACGTGGCTGCTGTGCGCCGACTGCTGCCGGAGCTGGACTTGACCCCGGGGAGGCTGCGGAAGCCCCATGACGGGCTGGCAGACGCCGCCTTGATGGCACTGTGGGCGTGGGAGTTGAGGCCGGGGAGGTGATAGGCTACACATGGAGGGCAACAGAATGAACGGACCGACACCAATCCTCGGGCTGGACGGGAAGCCCGTGAACCCCGGGATAGCCCCCGAACCCGAGAAGATGCCCGAGCACGTCAAGGCAGCTATGCAAGATGTCATCGACAAGGTTTCCTCTCAGGATCAGGATCCGGAGGAGGCCGCGCCTGCGCGCGAGGCTGGCGGACTGTCAGAGGTTGGGGGCGGTGTCAAGGGGGATCGTGATGGGTGATTACAAAGAGGCGGCGGAGAAGTCGCGCCGGACCATCGAAGAGGATCTCCGGGCGGCTGACTCCGTCTTGTCGGATCTGCTTGGTCCTGATGTGACCGGGGACCACGTCGTCGCTGTTGCCAGCATGATGCGGATGGACAGGGAGATACTTTTGTGTGGGCCCCTTTCGGCGGCGGGGGGCCATCAGGGGGAGGCCCCAGGAGAGCCCGGCGATGCCTGACGAACCCCCGGCCCCCGTGGCCGTTCCGGATGAAGAGGACGTAGCGGGCGTCGGCAACGAGCCGCAACCGCTCGATCCCCGTCACCATGAGGCAATGATGGCTTACCTGGAATGCGGAAGCATTCCAAAGACAGCCGACCTAGTGGGCCGCGACCGCACTTGCATATGGCGATGGTTGCGACGCGAGGACGTCCGGGCGGAGATGACGAGGATTCAGGAGGACGCCACACGACTCACCAGGGCCTATCTCGCGTGGAAGGCCCCCCCCATGGCCCGCATTACCGTGGGCATAGCCGAGAACCCCGGGGAGACCAGGGACGACGCCGCGCTGTCCGGGGTGTCCCTGCGCGCCTCACTCGGCGCCCTGGACCGCGCAGGCGTCGGAGCGTCGTCGAAGCACGAGGTAGACATCCACACCGAGCAGCGCCCCCCCACCGAGGACGAATGGCGCGAGGCGGAAGCCGAGGCCGCCCGGTACCTGGAGACCAAGCGGGGAGATGACGAACCCGGCGACTGACCTGATAGCCCTACGCGAGCGGTTTCCCCTCGCTGCGTACTGGTACGCCCCACCCGGACACGGCGGCATGTCCGCCCCACAGCGCGACTTCCACGCCGACCCGTCCGATCAGGTGTTGTTCCTCGCCGCCAACAAGATCGGCAAGACCGTCGCGGGGGGCAACACGTGGTGGGGGCTGACGACCGACACGCACCCGCACATGGAGCTCGCCCACCCGTTCCGCATGATGATCGCCATGCCCGATCTCGAGAACGCGTGGGCTGACGACGTGTGCCTGACGCTCAAGGAGTACGAGCCGCCGGGCATCCTCGCGCCGGGGTGCAAGTACGTCGAGGGCAAGGGCTACCTCTTCGGGGGACGCCGGGGCATCCTCACGACCCACGGGGATCGCTTGATGCCGCGCAGCTCCACGCAGGACATCAAGGCCATCGCCGGCACGCCCGCGGACATCCTGTGGGTCAACGAGCCGTTCGCGCAGCACGCACAGGGCGAGCTCTTCCGGTCGGTGTCGACGTCGCAGGGCAAGATCATCGTCACGCTGACGGCGGCACAGGACCCGCGCAAGCCCATCGAGTTCGGGTTCTTCCGCGACATGGTCAAGGAGAACCCTGACGAATGGAGCGTGCACACCGCGCCCCTGCTGCCCGAGATGGCCCCGCACAGGGCCCCGCATGGATGCCCAGGCGGCGAGGCGTGCGTGGTCCGCGGCGGCGACTGCGCGATCCAGGACTGCTCTATCCGGACGCAGCTCAAGCGCTGCGCCCCGTGGGATGTCGATCAGCGCATCTGGGCAAAGTGGAACGCGCCCGCCCTCGACCGATGGATCAAGGGCTTCGACTCCAGGCGCCACGTCGTCGACGGCGACACCGTGATCCCCGCGGGCGTCTCGCACCTCCACCTGACCATGGACCACGGCGAGCGCCCGGGCGCGCAGACGGCCCACCTGATCGCCCGGTGGGAGCATGAGGGCCGTAACTACGCCCACGTGTGGGGCGAGTACATCTCCCCGGGCCGGACGACCACGGACGAAGACGCTGCGCTGATAGACGACGTGCTGCGGTCCAGGGGCGTCTCGCTGCGTCACGTCAAGCGCGGCACGGGCGACACCAACACGGCGGGCAAGGACAGCGAGCACCGCAAACAGAACCAGGCCATGGAGCACGCCTTTGCTCGCATCGTGACCGGCAACCCGGCGGCGTCAAGGGGTGATGCCCCGTTCGTCATCGTGGCGCCTGACAAGCGCCCAGGGAGCCGCGAGCACGGCTGCTCCGTCCTACACCAGGCGTTCCTTGACGATCGCCTTACAATCGATCCTGAGTGCCCCGGGCTGCGCGGCGACCTGGAGACGTGGAAGGGTGGGAAGTCCGGGGCCGACGGGGATCGCTCGCACACCATCGACGATGTCCGATATGACCTGGCCGGGTGGCTAGACGAGACGGATTACGGACACGACCGGCGCGGGTGGCGCAAGACGGCAGAGAGCCGCGGCAAGGGGGCCCGGGTCCGGGGGGGCAGGAGCAAACCGCTTCGGCGTGGGGGGGCGCAGTAGACACACCCCGCCTCCCCCGTGCTACCCTGAGATCCCCTCAAGCGGTCCTCTCCTTCGTGACAGCCTAACACCGCCCCGGTCTGCTGCTCGCGCTTGCGGGCCGGGGTTTGTCTGGGGTAGGGTTGTCCACGTCACGCCTCCAAACTCATTAGCGCCCCGTCGGGTGGGCATCCAAGGCGTGACAACCGCTCGCCCGGCGGGTGCGCTTAGGAGTCGCCATGTCCATCGAGATCGAAAAGCTCACCATCGGAGAACTGCGAGAGGTCGCCGCGCTGGCCCGTGGGCTGCTCAGGGATGACCCGTGCGAGCTGCCCGCGCCCGGAGTGCTCGCCAACCCCTACCCCATGGGCCCGGTGTTCATCCGCACCGTGACGCACCACTACACCGGGCGCCTGATCGAGGTCCACCCGCATGAGTTGGTGTTGGAAGACGCCGCGTGGATCGCCGATGATGGGCGGTTCGCTGATATGTGGACGGACGGCCCCAAGGAGGTCGAGCCGTTCCCGGACGGGCGGGTCATCGTCGGCCGCGGGGCGATCCTGGATTGCCGGGCGTGGCTCTGCGACTTGCCCAGGAGCCAGAAATGAACGCCGCGATCCTTCGTGCGGGTTGGTCGTGGTCGTGGTCGGGGTCGTGGTCGTGGTCGGGGTCGCGGTCGCGGTCGCCCTAGACTTCCCTCTCCCCCCGTCGTATCCTGTCGGCGTCGTGAGCCAGCCTCTTACCAACTTCGCACCGCCTCCCCGGGATCCTTCGGGCTCACGACAGCCGGGGGGGCGGATGCGTTTGGGAAGATGATGCCAACCCCTGAGATCGTCTGGGCCGGGCAAGCCTACGACCTGATCCGCCCGCTGTGGATCACAGTCAACAAGCTGGAGACCGCCGGGGAGCTATGGAGGCGGGCCGAGAACCTGGCGCACGCCTTCGTTGAACAGCCGTGGCGGATCGTCTGCATCGACGCCGACCACGCGATCCGGGAGTTCCGGGGGTGGGTGCCTCGCCGCCTGATCATGAAGGAGCCCGGCGGCTCGCCGTCGCTCGTGGCGTTCCGGACGCCGATGCCGCTTGCAGGCCCGATCCTCGCCCCCGCGTCCGATCTGGGCGAGGCGTGGCCCGCGTTCGTGGCTGAGTTGATCGGGGGTGGGTGATGGCCAAGGTAACCATCCACTGCGCCGACCTGCCCAAGGTCAAGCGGTTGGTCGAGACGCACCGCGCCCTCCTCCGCGAGTCCCTGCGGCTGTTGGAGGCGATGGAGTGGGGCGACAACCCAGAAGACGATGACACCGCATTGTGCCCGCTGTGCGGCGTGGTCAAGTACCCGAAGCATCGGGAGCACCACAAGCGGGACTGCCCCGCCGAGGCCCACCGGGTCGCGCTGAGGCGCTGGGTCAAGGAGGGTTGCAACGAGCCGGATCAGGACTGTTCCGCTACGATGCTTGATTGTGCCCGCGAACTCGCGGCGGTGCTGGATGAGACAGGGGATCCCAATGACTGACCCGGCCCCAGTCGCCACCCTCCCCCCCGTCTACGCGACAGCCTACGCCGTTCGCCACGCAGCGACTCGCGGGGTCCGCATCGGCTTCCTGCTTCCACGGGTGGACGTAGGCACCCGCAAGGCTTACCGCTACGCCCTCGCCTGCACCTGGCGCGACGCAACACCAGATGACGACACGCCGCCCGCGATGTCCTTTGTCCCCGTCGACCAACTGATGCCGTCGCCTGAAGCCGTGGTGCTCAACGAAGAGGAGGCCCAGCGCCTGCTTGACGACCTGCTCCGCGCGGGCGTCCGCCCCACCAACAGCCCCGAGAAGGCCGCGGATAAGGTTGAGGCGATGCAGGCTCACCTGGACGATCTGCGGTGGATTGCGGGCCGGGCGATGGATAAGGTGCTTGGGGAGTAAGGGAAGACATGAAAGCCATCCCACCCCTCCACCACGAGTCCGAAGTCCAGGTAGGACGCCACGTCTCCCGTGACATGCGCCACGTGCTGCCCGAGATGGCCCGCGCAGGCGCCGACTTGATCTCCCTGTACGAGCAGACGATCCAGTCCGCCGCCGACTACGGTTGCCCCGACGACTCGCCGATCCCGGGACACATGGGCCCCGCCCGGGTCGTGTTCGAGTACGACGGGTACACGGTCAAGATGGCTGTAGACGCGGGGCCGTATCCTGAACACGTGACGTACTGCCCGGCGGGCCAGGCGGTCCACCTGCAGCCTAGGGAGTCGGAATGAAACACTTGCCCCCCCTGATCCTCATCCTCGCCATCGGCTGCGCCCCAGCAACCCAAGTGCTCGACCTCGCCGACGTCCCTGCCGATGCCCTCCCGGAGTGGGCGGATCCGCTGGACGTCACCGTGTACGAGATCGATCCCTTGGGTGACGACTGCCGGACGGTGGGCGAATACGTGGCGTTCTACGGGGACACGGGCGTCCCGGTGTCCGGAGTGCCCCACGTGAGCCTCCTGGCCGGCGCAGGCTGGTCCGATTGGTTCGTCCCGTCCATCGAGGTAGCCCCCTCCTGTGACGTGGCTTACGGCGGCACTGACGCCCTCCTGGTTGACGGAGTGCTGTACCTGCTGGCCTACGACTTCCGCGACGGCGGCGTTGACCCCGTGGTGAGCGCCGTGGCTGCTCGGGTGATGGTGGGTGGGTGACCAGCAAGATCTACGAACTGAGCAACGACATCGCGCCGCCCGCCACAATTCCCACTTGACCGGGACACTTCTGTCCCGCTACGCTACCCGCGTGAGACACTGAGACACTCAGTGAGACACTGGGAGCGCCTTGGCAGATCCAGCAGGCGACACAAACCTCCCCGTTCGCAGTGGGCCCCTTGCCCGCGCGTGGCGGGGGGTGACAGCGCTGGTCAAGGGTCCCGCCCCCGCTGACGTCGTCCCCATCAAGCCCAAGCCCAAGGCCCACGCTCTCGCCAAGTCCACCACAAAGATCAGGCCCATCGGCGAGAAGGTCCCGTCCCGCAAGGCCGGATCCGGCTGGGTCGGCACGCCCATGCACGGCGGGCTACCCGACGTCGAGCACAATCCCGACCTCGACCGCGGGGCGTGGCGCGGCGACGCATCCACCATCGGCGAAGGGCTCCGGCTGTACCGCGAGGACAGCGAGGTCCGCAGCTGCATCAATTCGCTGGTGTACCCGCACCTCAACAACCCGTGGCGCATGGAGCCAGCCGACCCGAACGATCCCGAGTGCCGGATGATTGCCGGCGCTGCCGAGGACATGTGGATCAAGGACCAGGAGTGGCTCATCCTCCAGCGCGATCGGTTCATGTGCGTTCGCGACGGGGTGAGGCTTGAGGAGTTCTGGGCCGAGTACGATCCGACGTTCGTGGCGCACGCGTGGGAGGAGGAGGGCGATCAGGTCAAGCGCTGGGTCCGTCAGCCCACGGGGCGTCAAGGGCTCTACGTGGCCAAGTTGGCACCCAGGTTGCCACACACGATCCAGGAGTGGCAGGTCAACGACGACGGCTCCCTGAAGGGCATCGTCCAGACCTCCCGCGACGACGGATCCGGCAACTACGACAGCAACCCCGAGGTGCCCGCGGAGCGCTTGCTTCGCTGGACCCACGGCCAGGAGGGCAACAACTGGGAAGGCGACGCAGCGATCCGCCCGGCATGGGGGCCCGCCAAGGTCCGCCGCGACATCGTGATCGACATCGGGATCGCCTCGCAGCGCTTCGGGATCGGCGGATGGCCGGTCATCGAGGAGACCGAGAAGGACTCGGAGCTTTCCGATGAGGACTGGGATACGGGCGAGGAGATGGCCCGGGATCTGGCCAACGGCGAAAACCAGTTCGTGCTCACCCCGTGGGGGATGCGCATGCGCCTGGAATCCTCCAACATGGAGGGCGGCGAGTTCCTGTGGAAGGTCTACGACGGGATGGGCCGCAGCATTCACCGCATGTGCGGCACGATGCACAACTACAGCGGCGAGGGGTACGGGAGCCGGTCCGAATTCGAGGCCAAGTTCGACGCGTACCTGATGATGATTGCCCACCTGGGCAAGGTCGTGGCGGGCCCGCTCAACGCGCTCCTACGCGAGTGGTGCCAGTGGAACGGGTGGCCACCCGAGAAGGCGCCCACGCTGACATATGACGACATGCAGGCCAAGACCGCGCAGGACATGGCCGAACTCATCAAGACGGCGAAGGAAGCCGGAGCGCTCACGAACCAGCCCGATGACGAGGCGGCCATCCGCGAGGCCGGGTCGCTGCCGCCGCTGACGTCTTCTGCGATGGAGGATGGGGAGACCATCGAGGGCGAGATCATCGAAGGCGACGAAGAGGCCGACGGCGAACAGGACCCAACGCAGCGGGTCAAGAGTGCCCTGGAGGTAGTCAAGGCTGCCGTCGACGGGGAGATCTCTGCGGCCGGCGCAGCCGCGATGCTCCGCCGGTTCTTCAACCTGTCCGCCGAAGACGCCGACGCCATGCTGGCCGACGTCGACAAGCAGGCCAAGGAACGGGACACAGGTGGGGGCGTGGAGGGCGCCCCGTCAACGCCTGCGCCCGACGACAGCCCCCCGGCCCCTCCCGTCACCACTCCCCCTCCAGGTGAGGAGAGCGGGCTGGAGGGGCTCTCTCGCTGCGGCTGTGGCGCGGTGCACGGCGAGACCGTGTTGACCCTCGACGGGGCAGAGATCGCGCGGGCACAGATGGCCGACGCCGAACACGCCCTCGCCATCGCCCCCCGCGGGAAGCTGCCGCCGCGCGCCGAGTGCATGCGGTACGCCGCGGGCATCGGCCCGATCCACGCGCTGGCCGAGGCATACTTCAGCGCCAACCGCTCCCGCATCGGGCGCGAGGAGCGCATGGAGATGACGGCCGCCGACCTGCGCCGGCAGATCCTACGCATCGGGGACGAGTACGCCGGGCAGCTGGCGGGCAAGACCGTGGGCGAGGCGGCGAAGGTCAAGCTCCCGGCGGCTTCGCTCGTGGGCATCCGCCGCGCACTCAAGCGTCACTACCGAGCGCTATTCCGCACGGCCCGCGGCGAGGTGAAGCAGGAGATCGCGGAGCAGAAGGCCGACCCGGACTACCCCGCCAAGCTGGCCGAGGCAGTCGACCAGATGCGGATGGAAGAGGAGGATCTCCCGTCGGCGTTCGCCCGCGTGTTCGCGCTTGCCACCATCGGCGACACCGGCAAGGGCGAGGGACCGCGAAACGAGATCGAACAGCTCGACATCGAGGATTTCATCGACGGCGCCGTGAGGACGACCACGGAGAACATCGGGCGCCAGGTCCAGCAGTCGGCACAAGCCGCGGTGCAGAACCAGGCGGTCACGGGCGACGTCACGCAGACGTCAATCTTCGGCGCCTTGAACCGGGTGTTCACTGAGCGCGCGATCCAGTCGACGGTCAAGCCCGACATGCAGGGGGTGTACTCGACAGGCCGCCGCGCGGAGTTGTCCGCCGAGCAGGTCCCGCTTGGGCTGTACACCGTAACGCCTGAACTGTCCTCGCAGGTCTGCGACATCTGCCTTGACACGGCGAGCGACCCAGGCAACCCGTTCCTGATCGGCGGTCCCGAGGAGTCCGACTTCGCCGTCCCGAATCCCAACTGCATGGGCACGCTGGGCGGGCAGGGTAACCCCTGCTACTGCGCGATCATCGGCCTCTCGTTGCCGCCCGACTCCGACGTTGCAAGAGAGATCGCCCGCGGGGGCGTGGAGGGAAGCCGGCGGTTCCGAGAGGAAGGAGGGCTGTCATGATGCCTGGCATCGTGTACCCCCCGGACTGGCGAGAGCGGCTGGAGACGCCCGTATTCGCGGGCATCACCGCTGATCCCACGGCTTTCCGCGATCTCCTTGTCTCCAGCGTGGACGGGGCCTTCACTGCGCTGCCGGAGCCCGCGGCCCTATGCCTCAGCGGTGGTGTCGACTCCTCCCTGTTGGCGGCGGTGCTGTGTACCCTGGGGTACCGCATCCCGTGCCTGACGCTGCACGATGGATCCGATCACCCAGACCGACTGGCAGCCACAACGGTAGCCTCGGGAGCGGGCCTGACTCATCTAACTCGGATGCTCACGCGTCGCCCGCCGGATCTGTACGACGCCCTGTTTGCCGCCCTGGCGGAACTCGGCTTCCAGGGTTCAATCCACGGCGACACTGTGGACGAGATGCAGGGCGGCTACCCAGACCACCGGTGGCCAGCCGATGGCGATGTGGATGGCGCGTTCGATCATCACTGGGCATGCCTACGAGAGGCCCACCTGGATCCGATGGACAGGGCGGCGAGGCGGAATGGCGTGTCCGTGGCACTGCCGTACCTTGCGCTGTCTGAGTACCTGATGGCGCTGCCGATGGCCTACCGGGTATCCGATGGCAGATCGAAGGTTCTCGTAAAGAAAGCGGCCGAGAAGGCGGGCGTACCGCAGGAGATCGTGGGGCGGCGCAAGATGGGGCTCGTAGACGCGATTCGACGGAAGCCAGCCCATGGGTGACTACAAGAACCACGGTCATGACCGCTGCGCAGTCGGCTCCGTCGAGTGGCACTTCCACAACTACGCGGCTCACGATCCGGAGACAGGCGAGGACGACGGCCCGGGCGGCGCCTACCACCACTGCATCGGCAAGGCCGACAATCCCTACCGGATCGAGCACCGAGCAGGGGGCGGCCACGCCATCAACAGCGAATACGCCAGGGGCCACGGCGAGAAGGTCAAGCCCACGTGGTTCCGGTTCGCCGACAAAACGAAGGGCCGCAATGGATGGTGGGTTATGGAGAGCGGAGAACAGATCTCCGTGTCCAAAGTCCCCCCGGAATTCAAAAAAGGTCGGACTATCGAGCCCGGGAGGTCGGTTATGATGCTCGACGCGCCATTCTTGCTGTCAGTGGACGGCGAAACTCTCCGGGTCACCATGGCGCTGGAGTCGTCCGACATCGGCGACGACCCAGAGCCGAAGGTGTGGCTGACCGTACTGACGACCGGCAAGGGCACAGGGAAGCCCCTGTCCGGCAGCGCGGACCTGGCAATCGATGACAAGTGGCTCGCGCGGCTGGTCGAGAACAAACCGGCCCGCGTGTCGGTGGATCTCCACCACGCGAAGTACCAGGCCGCCAAGAAGAAGGACCCGCGATTCCTCGCCCCGGAGCTGTCCGGCGCGCGCGCGTTCATCACGGATTGGCGGATCGTTGGAGAGGCCCTGCAGGGGCTTTGGGAGTTCACAGCGAAGGGCGCCGCGCTCGTTCGCGATCGGTCCTTCCCGTTCCCCTCCCTGGAGTTCACCAAGGACAAGATCGTCGGGTGCACCCTGACCCCCGATCCCTACTGGGATGTCCCGGCCTTCGCGCTGAGCGGCGGCCGGATCACCAATATCACCACCGCCGCAGATGCCGGGGGCGCCACACCGGAGCCCAAGCAAAACCCGAGCGCGCCGGATACACCAGTCGCAACACAGGAGGAAACCGTGAGCGACGAAATCAAGGCGCTTGCAAGCGTGCTCGGGGTGGACGAGGACAAGGTCCAGGCCACCATCACCGCGCTGCAGGCGGACAAGGCCGCGGCGGACGATCGGATCGTCGCGCTGGAGGCCCGCATCGAGGCCGCCGAGTCCGACAAGGACAAGGCGCAGGCGGACGGCGGCAAGCTGTCCGAGACCGTACAGACCCTGTCGACCCAGCTGACCGGGCTCGCCGAGAACCTGGCGACCCTCCAGGCCAAGGACCGCGAGACCCGTGAGGAGGCGGAGATCGCCGACCTGCTGGCCAAGGGCAAGATCGAGAACGACGAGACCGTGATTGCCGCGGCCCGCCTGAGCTTCAACACTCAGGAAGACACCGGCGTCAAGGTCTTCGACGGTGGGTACAAGGCGCGCAAGACTGGCTCCGCCGTCCCCGTCAACGAGATCGGCCACGACTCCGCAGACGAGCGGGCGGAAGCCGTCGCGCTGTCCAACCCGATCGCCGCCGCCGAGTTCATCGACAGCAAGGTCAAGGCCCTGCAGGCCGAGCACGAGGGATGGGCCTACGCCGACGCCCTCCAGGCCGCCATCGAGGCGCACCCCGACGCGTTCGCGCTGAGCTGCGGCGACACCGCGAAGGAGGTTTAGTCATGGGTACCCGCAAGGCTGCGTACAAGCAGGCTCCCTTTTCCATCAAGGCCGCCGCCGATCTCCGCGACAAGGAGGGCTTCGGCTACGAACTGGACGCGGTCGGTGACGCCATCCTGGCCACCGCCGCCGATGCCGATGGGATCATCCTCAACGGCGCCAACGACAACGAGTGGATCTCCGTCGCCCCCGCGGGCTGCGGGCTCCAGGTCGACGTCATGTGCGGCGGGACCCTCGCGGTCGGCGACGAGCTGACCAGCGACGCCAACGGCGCGATCATCGCGACCACCACCAGCACCGACAAGGTCATCGGCTACGCAACCAAGGTCGGCGCCTCCGGCTACCGCTCCAGCGCACTGCTGTCCGGTGCCGAGCGACGCTACCAGTAGACAGGAAGGAGAGAGACCATGCCAGCCAGTAAGGCTTTCCAGGGCGGCGGCAACAGGTGGCTCACCAACCTGTCTGTGGCCAACATCCCCGAGGACGAATACTTCGCGCACGTCCTGCTCCCGCAGGTGCCGGTTCCCGCGGAGGAATTTGAGTACCTCCTGTACGACGACAACGCCTTCGTGGGCGTGGAGACTGCCGAGGGCTCCGAGTTCGGCCGGCGGCAGAAGGGCGACAACTACGACACCGTCGACTGGTCGACCACCGACGCCGTGGGCAACTGCTACGAGCGCGGCATCGAGACCCCCATCGACAAGCGCGATCAGCGCGAGGGCAAGGTCAAGGGCATGGACGTCATGTCCGACGCCGCCGACCTCGGCCGCATCTGGGTCCTGACCCAGCGCGAGCGCGCCGCCGCGGCCCTGCTGTTCAACGTGACCACC